GAGTATTGTAATCGTTTTTACTTTCCGATATAGTTAAATCATCTTTATTAAATAAGACACTATACGAAAGGATATCATAAATAAAATAATATAATAAATAGAATATTAATATAATAGAGATTAAAATATAAAATATATAATATTTTCCATTAAATAATGAATTTACTATTTTTAAAAAAAATTCATATATTATTTTTTTTAAATTATTAAAATTATCTTTATACTCAAAATTTTTTATATTGTCAATATAATTATTTACATTTTCATTATTCATTATATTTAATTATAATAATTAAATATAATAAATATAATATTTATTATAAATTTTCAAGTGCTGTTTTTTTTCCATGACAATCACGACATAATGCTTCTAAATTGTTTATATTATTTGAACCACCATATTCTAATTTTATAACATGGTCTACTTCAAACCATGCTGGTAATTGTTTTTTACAATGTTTACAAGACCAATTTTGACTAGCAGCAACATATTTTTTTTTAGTTTCACTTACAGAACGTTTTGTAGATTTATTTCCAGATACTAATATTTTTTGTTGTTGAGGAGAAAGTTTATTAAAATTATTATTTGGATAGTATTGATTGTTAATATTTGAATTATGATTAATTTTGATAGAATCATTTAATGTTGATGATGCAAATTCAACAATAGGAGATAAAACACTTTTTGTATTATTATCCAAGGGTAATGTTTTAATATAATTATTAGTATGATTTAGTAAATTTATTTTTTCATGTGGATTTTTTTTTATATATAAATACGATGACAAACCAATAAATATAATAAATGCAATTTTATAATATTTTTCATAAGATTTTATTTTTGCAAATAATTTTCCATCATAATATATATTATAAGAAATAATTGAAATAATTATAATAAAAAATAACTCAAATTTCATAATAATTTATATTAAACATAGATAAAAATTGTTTATAATAACTTTTTATTTGTGATTTATTATAAAAATACATATTATTATTAATAATATTAGTGTTGTTCCAAATATAAATTTATGTTTGTTTTTTCTTTCATCGTAACTTTTTATTTTTTTTTCTTTATAATTTTCATAATATAATTTCATAGCTTCATGATATGTTATTTCATGTTTACCTAAATAAATATTTATTTTATTATGAATAAAATGAACCCATTTTATCATACTTTCACGTGAATCTAGATATGGAGTAACAGGATATTTGTCTAAAAATTCAGAAAATGTATTACCTATATTTGTAATTGGTATAAAAAGAGGTAAATTTTGTATAAAATCATAATATTTTTTTTTTGATACTTCATTTGGATTTAAAGGATATGATATAGCAATTGTGTATAAAACAAACCAATAATGCGGACCCCATATTTCTGGATTTAAAGTCATTATATTATAAATAATATAAAAAGAATTATATATCTACATATAGTTTTAATAAAATTTTTATGATGATACATAAAAAACAAATATTTTGTAATAATTGTGGAAAAATAGGACATTTATTTCATCAATGTAAATTACCAATAACAAGTATAGGTGTAATATGCTTTAGAGTAATTAATAGCAATTTTGAATTATTATTAATAAGAAGAAAAGACAGTTTATCTTTTCTTGATTTTATGAGAGGAAAATATAATCTTGAAAATTATGATTATATTAAAAAATTATTTAATAGAATGACAAAAAACGAGTTGGATTTACTTTTAAATAATGATTTTGATTATTTATGGAATAATTTATGGGGAAATAATATAAATAATGTTTATAAAAATGAAGAAAAATTATCTAAAATAAAATTTAATAAACTTAAAAATGGTTATTTAACTAATAATATTAATATTAATATGGAAAAATTAATACAAGAATCAAATAGTGTATACAATTTTCCTGAATGGGGATTTCCAAAAGGAAGAAGAAATTATCAAGAAAAAGATTTAAACTGTGGTATTCGTGAATTTGATGAAGAAACAGGATATAAAAAAAAAAATTTAATTGTACTTAATAATTTAAATACATTTGAAGAAGTATTTATTGGTTCTAATTACAAATCATATAAACATAAATATTTTTTAGCTTATATTCATGAAAATATACCACCCGAAGGTATATTTCAAACACATGAAATAAGTAAAATAGAATGGGTTAATATAGATGAATGTATATCATATATAAGAGATTATAATATAGAAAAAATAGAAATAATAAATTCTATAAAAAATTTATTAAAAACATATAAACTATATGTTTAATATATATGACTGAATATCTTAAGAATTTATACGCGTATTTAAATACTAAAGATAAAGATAAAGATAAAGATAAAGATAAAGATAAAGATAATAAATCCGATTCAGATTCAGATTCAGATTCAGATTCAGATTCAGATTCAGATTCAGAATCTAATTTTAACAAAGTTCAAGATACTGATATCAAAGAAAAACATAATAAAATATTACATAATGTATTTAAAAATAATATAAATAAACTACCCGAAAAAGATATTTTAGAAAAAACAAAAAATGATATAAAAACAAAAAAAGATGCAAATTATTTTTTAAATGCAATTGAATTACTTAATAAAAATGATATTAAAAAATTAAATAATGATGAAAATTATGAATATGATTATTTATATCCACATTTAGATGATGAAAATTTTAATATTAAAATTTTTAATAAAGAAGAATTTAATGAACATTCTTTAAATATAAAATTAGATAAAAAAAAATCATTACAATCAATGGCAAATAAAATATGTCATAAAGAATTTAGTTTAGCACCACATCAATTATTTGTAAAAAATTTTTTATCAAAATATACACCATATAATAGTTTGTTATTATATCATGGATTAGGGACAGGTAAAACATGTTCAGCAATAGGAATAGCCGAAGAAACACGTGAATTTTTAAAGTTAAATAATATAAATAATAAAATATTAATAATAGCTTCGCCAAAAGTACAAAAAAATTTTAGATTGCAATTATTTGATGATAGAAAATTAAAATATATAAATGGTATATGGAGTCTAAATAATTGTGCTGGAAATAATTTATTAAAAGACATTAATAATTTAAAAATAAAAATTTCTAAAGAAAAAGTAATAAAAATTGTTGAAAATATTATAAATAATTTTTATGAATTTAAAGGATATATAGAATTTGCAAACGATATAACAAAATTAATGAATATTGATATGCATATACCTATAAATAAAAGACAAAATTTTATAAAATTAAAATTTCAAAAATATTATGGTAATAGATTAATTATTATAGATGAAATACATAATATACGGGAAACAAATGATGAATCTAATAAAATAATTGTTAATAATTTATTAACAATGATAAAATTTACAGATAATGTTAAATTAGTTTTATTATCTGCAACACCGATGTTTAATAGCTATAAAGAAATTATATATATAACTAATTTATTAAATTTAAATGATCGTAGAAGTAAAATAGATATTAAAGATGTTTTTGATGAAAATGGAAATTTTTTAAATGATGATAATGGTTATGAAAAAGGTAAAGAATTATTAAAAAGAAAATTAAATGGATATATAAGTTATGTAAAAGGCGATAATCCATTGACATTTCCATTTAGAATTTTACCTGAATTATTTTCTCCACGAAATAGTTTAAAAAAAATGAAATATCCTATAAATGATTTATTAGGTAATAAAATAAAAAATAGTATAAAATTTACAGATTTATATATAAATCAAATAAGTTCATATCAAGAAAAAGTATATAATTATATTCTTTTAAAATTATTTGAAAAAAATAAAACAAATTTGAATAATATATTCAAATATACAGAATTACAACGACCATTAATTTCATTAAATATAGTTTATCCAAATAAAGATTTTATAAAAGTATCAAATGATAATATTACAGAATTAGATATAGATATAAATGATTTAATATCTAGAAATGCTTTTTTACAAAATATTACATTTGTAGAAGAAACAAATCCACCATCTAGAGAAAAATATGAATTTATTAATAAAGATATACCAAATATATTTACAAAAGATAATATTGGAAATTATAGTTGTAAAATGAAAAATATATTAGATTCTATTCATGGTTCAAATGGACCAATTATAGTATATTCACAGTTTATTGATGACGGTATAATACCATTAACATTAGCTTTAGAAGCCAATGGTTTTAGACGTTATGGAAATAATACTTGTCTTTTTAAAACACCACCAACCGATGAATTAGATATTAAAACATATAAATTTAAATCACAATTATCTAAAGAAGAATTAATAAATTTTAAACCAGCAAAATATATTACAATAACAGGTGATCATAAATATTTATCACCAAAAAAAATAGAAACAGAATATTTAAAGGCCGCAACTAATGATGATAATAGTAATGGTGAAATTATTAAAATTATATTATTATCAAAAGCAGGTAATGAAGGTTTAGATTTTAAATGTATAAGACAAATACATATATTAGAACCCTGGTATAATATAAATAGTTTAGAACAAACTATAGGTAGAGGTGTAAGAAATTGTAGTCATAAAAATTTACCATTTGAGCAACGTAATGTAGAAATATTTTTACATGCTACATTATTAAAAAATAAAAATATAGAAACAACAGATATGTTATTATATAGAAAATCGGAAGAAAAAGCTATATTAATTGGTAATGTTACGCGTGTTTTAAAAGAAATAAGTGTTGATTGTTTATTAAATATAGATTCACTTAAATTTACAGAAAAAAATTTAAAAACAATATATAAAAATCCGATTGAAATAACATTATCACATAAAAATAATATAACTTATAAAGTAGGTGATAAAGCAAACAGTGCTTTATGTGATTATATGGATAATTGTGAATATATTTGTAATAATAGTAATTCACAAGAAGATATTAATTTAAAAACATATAATAGTTCACATTTAGAATTAAATAATTTTAAAATTATAAAAATTATAAAAAATTTATTTATGGAAAAATTTTTTTATGATAAAAAAGAATTAATTTTGTTAATAAATTCATTTCATACATTTTCATATAATATTATCAATAATACATTAAATGAAATAGTTACAAATAATAATTATATTTTTGAAGATAAATATAATTCTCCCGGAAAAATTATTAATATAGGTACATTATATATTTTTCAACCTTCACATCTAAATAATGATAATTCATCATTATATAGTAAAACTACACCAATATTTTATAATAATGATTATATTTCAATAAAAAATTCAAATACATCTTTAGAAAATTCAAATATGGATTTTAAAAATCATGAAATTTTAGAAGAAGATAATATAACAAAAATTGAAACATTATATAATAATTTATATTCAACATTTGAATATATACAAAATGGTGATTTTGAAAATATAAATAAAATATATAAACATTTACCAGATACACATTTTATTAAAATATTAACATCATTTATAAAAACTGATAATCTAGATAAAAATAATATAATAAGTTATGATGATATTAAATTACCAAAATTTAATTATAATTTTATACATATTTCTTTTTTGCAAATTATAATTTGCAATATGTTATTGGATAATTTAAATGTTGATGATAAAATAATGTTATATAAATATATTATTGATATACAATATGATAAATTAGATGGAAAATCTAATATTTTTATAAAAAATATTATTAATTATTTTCAAAATTATATAATTGACTCGAAAAATAAAAAAATATTAGTATTTTTTGAATCAAATAAAATTACAAATAAAAATTATAGTATTTATTTTATAGAAAAAACTGATAAAACTATTATTACAAAAGGCGATTATGAAGACTATCAAGAATTTAATGATATAATAGTTAAAAAATTTACAATTGTAGAAACAAATTATGCTCCTATAATAGGATTTATAGAAAATGTAGATTACAATATTCATAAACAAAATTATGTATTAAAATTAAAAAATTATAATAATACATTAAAGCAATATAATCCTGGAAATATATGTAAACAAATTCAACCAAAAGGCACACTAATAAATGATTATATGAAATTAATTGTTCCTGAAGAAATATTTGATATTATAACAAAAGATAAAAAAACAGTTAATTATATTTGCATTATAATTGAATTATATATAAGATATAATCAAATTATTCAAAAAAATAAATTTTGGTTTTTTGATACAAATTATTCTAATTTTAATAATTTTTATTTAAAAAAAACAATGGTTAAAAAATAAAAAATAAAAAATAAAAAATAAAAAATAAAAAATAAAAAATAAAAAATAAAAAATAAAAAATAAAAAATAAAAAATAAAAAATAAAAAGTAAAAATAATAATTATTTATAAAATTGAATATATTAAAGATTATATTATTTATTTATATTAATATTATGACAGATATAAATAAATTATATACTAAAAGATTATTAGATGAAATTGTATATTTAAAATTTAATAGTATTACTAATAATAATTTCTATTCGCATATTTTAAATATATTAAAAATTAAAGAAGGTAAATGTATAGAGGAAGGATATATTAAAGTAGATAGTATAAAAATTATAACATTATCTATGCCTAGTGTTGTTTCTGATAAATTAAAATTTAATGTTGTTTATGAATGTTTAGTAGCTATTCCAAGTAATAATATGTTAATTACTTGTAATGTTAAAAATATTACAAAGGTTGGTATTAGAGCTGAATTAGATATAAATCCTACACCATATATTATATTTTTAGCAAGAGATCACCATTATAATAATGAATCATTTAACAATATCTCTGAAAGTGATAAAATAAATATCAAGGTTTTAGCTTTTCGTTTTGAATTAAATGACCCATTTATATCAATTATAGCTGAATTATTAGATAAAAAAGGAGACATTAAACAAGAATTTCGTAATTTAAAAAATGAAACAAAAGTAAAAAAAACAAAACAAACAAAACAAACAAAACAAACTTCATAATATAGAGTAAATAAATAACGTAAATAATAACGTAAATAATAACTTAAATAATAACTTAAATAATAACTTAAATAATAACTTAAATAATATTTAAACAAATTATTTAAAAATATAATTTTTTATATATTAAAATATGAATTCTTATAATTTTACAGTATTAGATAAAATTAGAAAATCAATAGAATCTATGGAAAAAACAAATCAGATAGAATTTGCAAAAATATTATTAAATAATAATGTTAAATTAACAGAAAATAATAATGGAATTTTTGTAAATCTTAATATTTTAGATAATAATACAATTAATCAATTTATATCACAACTAGATTTTATAAATAATCAAAATAATTTATTAAATATTGATGAAAATAAAAAAAGTGATTTAGAAAATATTTTTTTTAAAAAGTAATAAAGATATATTTAGTATATATTTAGTAAATGATTTCAAATATATATAATAATAATACAAATTTACATCCAACTATAAATATAAATGATTTAATTAATAATATTAAACCATATATGTTAATGGATATTAATTGTAATAATAATTCTGATAATAATTCTGATAATAATTCTGATAATAAATCCGATAATACAGAAATAAATTTTAATAGTGATAAAAAATATAAAAAAATATATAAAATACAAGCACCATATTTTGAAAAAAATCCTGATTATAATAAAGAAAGACGTAAATACAATGAAAAAATTATAACAAATAATTCATATAAAAATTATGACCATTTATTTTGGTGTTTTTATAAAATATATAAAAATCTAAACGATAATGATTTACAATATTTAAATATATTTACAGAAGAAAAAAATAATAAAATTAAATTTATTGAAGAATTGGAAAAAAAAAAATTTATTTTAAAAAAATTTAAAATTAAACATTCTATATTAAAGGATGAATTATTAAATGATAATAAAATTTCGCTATACACATTTAAAAATTTATTTATATTATATGATTTAAATATTATTGTTTTAAAAGATAATAATACATTTTCAGGTTTCTTTTCAAATGAAGATTATTATAATATATTTTTAAATAATTTCGATTTAAATAATTTAGAAAATGAAATTAAATTAAACCATATAATTAAATTAAATTATAATAATTCTTCTAATATAAGTAATAATTACGATATTATTATGGATATTAAAATAAATAATGAAAATTTAATGAAATTAATGAAAACATCATATTACATAGAAAATTTAGAAAAACCTTTAAAAAGTGAATCAAGTTATAAATTACAAGATTTAGTTGATATTTCTAATAAATTAAAAGTAAATTTATTAGATAATAATAATAAAAAAAAAACAAAAAAAGTATTATATTCTGAAATATATAAAATTTTATCTTAAAAATAATGTTTATAAAAAATATAAATATTTTTTTATAAAATTGATTATTATTTAATAAGATAATAAATAATAATCAATATATATAATTATGACAAGTAAATCAAATAAAACATTATTAAAAAAATCTTCAATTATTGAAGAATCTAATGATAGTGAAAATACTATTCAATTAAAAAGATTATTAACATTGTATATAGAATATCTTGGTAAATTTGTTGATGATTATATACCCGAATTTGAAATTAGATTTGGAACAAAAAATATTAAACAATTAACAAAAATAGATTTTTATAATGTTGTAAAAACTATTTTAAATGCTAATTTTAAATTACATTCAGAAAAATATAGTTTAAAAGTAATAACCGAAAATGAGAATTCTAATATTCGCTGCGAAATAAATGGTATTTCTAATATACAAAATTATTGCATAAATAATAATTTTACAGATATAGATATATCTGAATATAATTTCATAGAAAAACAATATTTTAATATTAAACAAGATAAAATTTTTCCTATTGATTTTGATGATTTTAATTTTAGAGTAGCATTTCAAGTAGAAAAAAAATTTAAACATAATGATGAAATTATTCAAAAAATTTTACAAACATGGCAATCTACAAAAAAAATTTTTAGATATATTAAACGTTTTGAATATAAACATCCTGACTTTCCTATTTTAATACATCTAAGTATTGTTAAAATGTCTAATAATAAATCAAATAATTATCAATCATATTTTAATATACATGATTCAAATGTTTTCAATAATTTTGAAAATTATGAGATAGAGATAGAATTAGATAACAATTTAATAAATTTAAACTCTATTTATCAACAAGATGATGTTTTATATAATAAATTAAAGAGTGGTATTAAATATATTTTGATTGGCTTACAGCGTTCTAATTTTCCTATATCTATTAGTGAAGAAAAACTTATTTTAAATAATTATTTTAAAATAATTGATAAACAAATTAATTTAAATGATAATACTATTTCATCTACTAATTTTATTGGTCCTAGTTCATCTACATTGCAAATTATTAATTTATTAAAAAAAGATAATGATTTATATAATAATATACCAAATATACGAGAAAATTATACAGTAACAGATAAAGCCGATGGAGAACGTAAACTGATGATAATATCTAATGATGGAAAAATTTATTTAATAACAACAAATATGAATGTTGAATTTACTGGAACAAGAACATTTAATAAAGATTTATATAATAGTATTATTGATGGTGAACATATTTTAAATAATAAAAAAGGAGATTATATTAATACTTATGCTTGTTTTGATATTTATTTTATTAAAGACAAAAATGTTACAGGATTACCATTTATACAAAAAACAGAAGATAGTAAAGAAACAGATACAACACGATTAAATATATTAAATCATTTAATTAAAAATTTAGATATTAAATCTTTCAATAGTAAATCGAATGTTATATTTAATATAACAATTAAAAAATTTTATGCAAATGATATTTTTAAAAGTTGTCAATTATTATTAAATAATATTCAATCGGGTTCATATGAATATAATACTGATGGATTAATTTTTACACCAGCATATACATCTGTTGGTAGTAATAAATTAAATGTTAAAGCACCAAATTATAGAATAACATGGACAGAATCGTTTAAATGGAAACCTCCAGAATATAATACGATTGATTTTCTTGTAAAATTTAAACGAAATTCTAATAATGAAAAAATTATAAATATTAATTTTGAAAAAGGAATAGATATGGCAAATACTATAAATTCTAGATATTGCACTTTACTATTATATGTTGGATTTGATGAAAAAAAACATGGATACTTAAATCCTTTTAATGATGTTATTAATAATATTAATAAAAACAGTGATTATTATAATAAAAATGATTATAAACCCGCATTATTTTATCCAACTAATCCAAGTGATGATAATGCACATATTTGTAATATATATGCTAAATTTGATGATAAAACAAATATAATCAAAATATTTACAGAAAATAATGAAGAAATTGAAGATAATACAATTGTTGAATTTAAATATATCCATACAAATACAGATGGATGGAAATGGATACCAATTAAAGTTAGAAATGATAAAACATATGAATTAAGATTGGGTAAAAAAAATTATGGAAATGCCTATCATGTTGCTAATTCAAATTGGCAATCTATATATAATCCTGTAACAGAAGAAATATTAAAAACAGGCGAAAACATTTCAGAAATATATCAAGATAGTGATGTTTATTATAATACTTCAAAAATATCTAATGAAACAAAATCTATGCGTGATTTTCATAATCTATATATAAAAAATAAATTATATAGATTAGTATGTAAATCAGGTGATTTACTGATTGATTATGCTTGTGGTAAAGGAGGAGATATACCAAAATGGTTGAATTGCAATTTACAATTTATTTTAGGAATAGATATAAATAAAGATAATATAGAAAATAAATTAGATGGTGTATGTGCTCGTTATTTAAATTATAAAAAAAAATTAAATAGTAAAAATATACCATATGCTTTATTTTTACAAGGAAATACATCTAATAATATTAAAACCGGCGAAGCATTTTTAAATGAAAAACATAAATCAATTTCAAAAGCTATATTTGGTGAAGGTAATAAAAGTGAATTACTTATCGGCAAAGTAGCTGTAAATAACTATGGAATAGCAAAAAATGGTTTTAATGTAGGTTCCATACAATTTGCATTACATTATATGTTTGAAAATTCTATATTGTTAAATTCATTTTTACAAAATTTATCAGAAACTATAAATATAAATGGTTATTTTATTGGTACTTGTTATGATGGAAAAAAAATTTTTGAAAAATTAAAACATATTAATGTAAATGAATCATATAGTATTATTAAAAATTCTAAAAAAATATTAGAAATAACAAAAAAATATTCAAATGAGTCATTTAATGACGATGAAACAAGTTTAGGATATAGCATAGATGTATTTCAAGAATCAATTAATAAAACATTTAAAGAATATTTAGTTAATTTTGAATATTTAACACGATTACTAGAAAATTATGGATTTGTAAAATTAAATGACGCTGAATTAAAGGAATTTAACTTAAACTCTTCATATGATAATTTCAGTTATTTATTTAAACAAATGAATAATGATATACAGCGCGATATAAAAATTAAAAATAATATTGGTAAAGCTTATGAATTAAGTGAAGAAGAAAAAAATATATCATTTTTAAATAATTATTTTATATTTAAAAAAATTAGAAATGTAAATGCCAGTGAAGTATTAACTAGTACTTTATATCATGATAATTCTGTTTTTAAACAAGAAAAAGAAGCAGAAGAAGAAGTAGAAGAAGTAGAAGAAGTAGAAGAAGTAGAAGAAGTAGAAGAAGTAGAAGAAGCAGAAGAAGAAGAAGGACAACTAAATAATCAAGTTAAAATGTCAATAGAACCTAAAACAAATATAAATTTAGGTGCTACAATAGCAGATAATAAATTATCAGTTTTAGATAAATTAAAAAAAGCAGAAGACGCAAAAGCTGTAAAAGCTAAAGAAAAAGCCAAAGAAAAAGAATTATTAAAACAAGAAAAAGCCGAAGAAAAAGCAAAACAAAAAGAATTATTAAAACAAAAAAAAGCCGAAGAAAAAGAATTATTAAAACAAGAAAAAGCCAAACAAAAAGAATTATTAAAACAACAAAAAATGTAAAATAAATAATAAAATATCTTGATACAATTAAATTATTATAATAAAACAACTTAATAATTTAATTAAATAAATATTTAATTAAATTATTTATGACTTATTTTAATATTCCTATATTTTTTTTAGATAATATTTATATTGAAATTAAATATAATAATGAAACCGATAATAATAATAATATATACATCTCTAATACTTTACATAATATGTTATATAATTTGAAAACGGAAATCAATAATTACTCACAATACTGGGATTTATATAAAAAAATTACAAATCCATATGAATATATTCACTCACAAATAAAAAATAAACATTTATCTGTATGTAATTTTAAACCAATATCTCGTTCATTCTTTAAATTAATTGAAATAAGTAATGTATTTAATATATTTAATCAAAAAATTCCTATAACTACTTTACATTTAGCAGAAGGCCCCGGTGGTTTTATGCAGGCTTTAGATTATATACGTAAAAATGATAATGATATATATTATGGTATAACATTATTATCAAACAATGTTAATATACCAAATTGGAAAAAAATATTATATGATAATAAAAAAATTCGTATAATTAATGGTAAAACAAATGACGGCGATCTATTAAATCTTGAAAATATTATATACTTTTATGATAATTATAAAAATACATTTGATTATATTACAGCAGATGGGGGTATAGATTTTTCAATAGATTTTAATTCACAGGAATTATTATCAAATAAACTAATAATTTCTGAAATTTTTTATACAATTATTACACAAAAAATAGGTGGAACATTTATTTTAAAAATTTTTGATATTTTTAAATATAAAACAACAGAATATATATTTTTATTATGTAATTTATATGAATCTGTACATGTATACAAACCAAATACAAGTAGAATAGCTAATTCAGAAAAATATATCATATGTAAAGGTTATAAAGGAGACAAATATAATTTATCTAAAAAAATTTTAGATAATTTTAAAGAAATTATTGAAAATGATTCTAGTATATATTCTATTTTTAATTTTAAAATTAATAAATATTTTTATAATAAAATAAATGAAATAAATTTAATATATGGACAACAGCAGCTGGAAAATATTAATACTACATTAAATTTAATAAGAGAATTAGAAAATTTAATATATTATGGAAATATAAATAATATTAATAAAAATAATAATATATCATATATCATTTATAGCGATATTTTTTATACTAAAAATAAAAATAAAAATGAAAATCAAAATGAAAATCAAAATGAAAATCAAAATGAAAATCAAAATGAAAATCTAAATGAAAATCAAAATGAAAATCTAAATGAAAATCTAAATGAAAATCTAAATGAAAATCTAAATGAAAATGAAAATGAAAATGAAAATGAAAATGAAAATCAAAATCAAAATCAAAATATAAAAGATAATATATTTCAAGATGAAATTAATAAAGATAAAGATAAAGATAAAGATAAAGATAAAGATAAAGATAAAGATAAAGATAAAGATAAAGATAAAGATAAAGATAAAAAATGTAGCAAGATAATTCCTATTAAAAATTTAATTATTGAAACTAATAATATACTATATATTAATTCAGACGATATTATAAATGATTTATCTAATTTATCAAAAGAATTAAAATATATTTTTACAAGTAATTTATTTAATAAAAATACATATTATAAACATTTTATGATATATATTAATAAAATAGCAAGTTTAAAAAATATTAATATCAATAAATCTTTTTCATGGTGTATTAAATATAATTTTAATACTAATAATTTTAATTAAATTATTTTAATTAATTTATTTTAATTAATTAATTTTAATTAATTTATTTTAATTAATTTATTTTAATTAATTTATTTTAATTAATTTATTTTAATATTCTAACTCTTTTTTTATATGATAAATTGACAGGTTTACAGCAACTATCATTTATTATTTTATCTAAATTATCTTTTTTTGGATTAAAATTATTTTTATTATTTTCATATTTATTTAATGTATTATATTTAGCATTTAAAATTTTAGTAGAACTAGTAACACTTCCTTGTGTTTGAAATTTTTTATTTGATGGTACAAAAATAATATTTGTATTATTTTTTTGTATACAGTCTTCTTGAACTAAATTTATATTATTAGTCATGGGTAAATTCTGATTGTATGTTTTATTTTTATTTATCAAATATTCTCTATTTGATAAAATTTTCTTATAATTATAAGAATTATCTAAACTTACTGTAGTATAGCGTTTTATTTTATTACAATTACAATTTTCAATTGAATTATAATTATTAACTAAATTTGGTGTATGTATATATATAATATTATCACTACAATCATTTGTTGTTATAATTTGATATCCACCTGGTCTATCATATATTCCTATATATGAACGATTGCTAGGTTTATTACTTGAATTATTATTTGTATTAGATAATGATAAACGATTATTATTAATTGGGTTAGCATTTACATATGTTGATTTACCTTGACATAATGTTAAATTATTTGTATTTATATTAGTATAGTTGTAATCATTATTTTGAGAAAATTTAGAAATTCTTATTCCATATTTTAATGTATTGAAATTATTTTTATAATTTATGAAATTCATTGTATATGTATATATATAATGAATTATAAAAAATTATTAATACTATTAATAGTTTTATTTTTCTTTTATTTTTCTGTAATTTTTTATAATGATTACTATAAAATAATTGAAGGTGCAAATAAAAAAGAAAGAGAAAAAGAGGAAAAAAAATCAACTAACTTGACAAGTATGGGTCTAGATGCAATGAATGGAGAAAGTGAATAATTATAAATGTTTATAATTATTATATATTTAATATATAATAATTAGAAAATATAATGACTAGTGAGACAAGTATGAATGAAAATTTTTTTGCTATAGCGGACGAATTACCTGTAGACACTGAACAATGTGTTGTTAATGATTTTGGAGGTAAAAGTCATAGTTATGGTTTATGTGTTAGACCTCCTGTTGGATTAAAAGATTGTAACAATGATGAGGGATTGAACTTTAATTTTAATTGTATGGGAAAAAATTTTGGTGAAATGATTTCATATATGGATTGTTTACTTATTGATGATAAACAATGTTTAGCCCATAATAAACCATATTATAATGAATGCGCTCCATTATCCGGTAATACTTATGCATTAAAAACAAATAGTAAATGTATTGATGATATAACTGGTAATGAACAAACTTTATATAAATTTGTTAATAATCAAAGCGGTTGTGAAAATATAATAACAGGACGTTCTGGTGCTGATGCCGGTGCTATGATGAAAGCATTAACAAAATCAGGTTGTGTTGTAGATGGTGGATTGTTTAAATCTTTTATGGGAGAAACAAAACCTAAATGTAGGCGGGTTAAAGCTAAATGTTCAATAAGTGCACCTGAAGGTGGAAATTATCAGTTAAAATCAACTGGTCCTATTTATTTAGAAATTGAACAAGCAAGTGCTTTACATGATGCAGGCATGGTAGTTTATATAAATGATGATGATACAATTATAGATGAATCAGAATCTTTTACAAATTTGTATGAAGACATTTATAATTATTATAAAAAAAATCCAGATATTGGTTTAAATCATAATATAGAAGATGAAATTGATAATATATATAATAATAATAATAATATAAATAATGTATTTAATGGTATAATATTATTACTTTTACTATATCTTTTATTTAAAATATTATATAAAAAATAATCAAAAATTGTTATCATCATTGTCATAATTATGAATAAAATTGCTATAATTAGTATTTTTTATGTTTCCAGATAAAATAGCATTTTCATAGATTTGTCGTAAAACATCATTCGGAGCTTCTGTTCCCAATTTAATTAAATTTAATTTTCTTAATTCATTTTTAATTTCTTGTATAGGTTTATTTTTTTCATTTGTTAGATTATCTTTAATATTTTTTAATGTATGTTTATTTTTTATAATTATACCTACTTGGTTTTTATTTTTTAATTTTCCAATTTTATATTTAATTTTTCTTGTTATTCTATTTATTTTTGGAATATATTTATTTTTTGTATTATTTTCTTTTAATTCTTTATTAATATTTTGATATTCTTCATATAATTCACAATCTTCTTTTAATTTATTTAAATTATCATTATTATCATTATTATTATTATTATTATTATTATTATTATTATTATTTGATAAATTATTATTTAATTCATTAAATAATTCATTATTTAATTCATTTATTAATTCATTATTTGAATTATTATTTAATTCATTATTAATAATTGGATTATTAATTGGATTATTAATTGGATTATTAATTGGATTATTAATTGGATTATTAATTGGATTATTAATTGGATTATTAATTGGATTATTAATTGGATTATTAATTGGATTATTAATTGGATTATTAATTAATTCGTTATTAATAATTGGATTATTAATTGGATTATTAATTGGATTAATAATTGGATTAGAATTTAATTCTATGTTATCACTTATTACATTATTAAATTGTATATGATTTTTTTCTTTACTTAAATTTTTATAAGTTTTATTAAATTCTCTATATGTTGGTTTTAAACCATTTTTTAAACATCCATAACTAGGTTGCATTTTTAAATCATCACTTAAATTAATATTAACATCTATTCCATTCGAAATTTTATTTGTTAATTTTTTTTTCTTTTTTTTCTCTCTATTTTTATTTGATAAATCTCTCAAAAAATTTAACGATTTATTAAATTCTGTTTCAAAGTCTTCTTTTATTTCTTGTTTTTCTAATTTTTTATCATTCATTTTTTCTTCTTTTATTTTTTCTATTTCTCTATCTTTATGATAATCTTTAACTTTTTTCAAAAGTTCAAGTTTTACTTTATTAATATTTTTATTTGTTTCATTACTTGCTTGTGGTTTTAATCTGATTTTATTTGTTCTTTCTTTTTTTTTTGTTCCTATTTTAAATGATTCGGGATCTATTTTTACAGTTTTTTGATTCGACATTAGTAATATATTATTTTTTTTTTATTACTATATTTAAACATATTAATAAAAAAATATTAATAAAAAAATATTAATAAAAAAATATTAATTAAAAAATATTAATTAAAAAATAAAAAATTGATAAAATTATATTTAAAAGTATTTAAAAATATACATTTAATCATAAATTAGTATGAATAATGATAATGAAGAACAAATTGATTATGATAATATACCATGGTCTATTATTGAAACATATTTTAAAAATAAATATTTAAATAGATTAGTTAAACATCAATTAGAATCATATAATTATTTTGTTGATACACAAATAAAAAAAACAATTGAAATGTTTAACCCGGTACATATATGTTCTGAACATGATTATATAAAAGAACATAAATTATACAGATTAGAAATTTTTATTACATTATCTAATTTTAGTATTCATAGACCGCAAGTTTATGAAAATAATGGAGCATCTAAATTAATGTTTCCACAAGAAGCACGTGTTAGAAATTTTACATATGCAGGTTCAATGACTGTAGATTTAAATATTAAATATATTGTACGCAATGGAACAAATTATGAAAATGTTACACAATATAATAAATTATTACCAAAAATACATATTGGTAAATTACCAATTATGTTAAAATCTAATATTTGTATTTTAAATCAATATACTCATTTAAATTATAATTTAACACAAGAATGTAGAATGGATCCGGGAGGATATTTTATTATTAATGGTTCTGAAAAAACTTGTTTAGGACAAGAAAGAGCAGCAGAAAACCAAATTTATTGTTTTAATATGCAAAAAAATAATACAAAATGGTGTTGGACTGCGGAAATGAAATCAATTCCTGATTGGAAATGTATTTCACCAAAACAAATTTCTTTATTAATATCATCAAAAAGTAATACATTTGGTAAATGTATTTATTTACAAATTCCAAGATTAAAAAACCCTATACCTTTATTTATAATTTTTAGAGCTTTTAATGTTATTTCAGATAAAGATATTTGTGAAAAAATTATTTTTGATATTAATTCTAAAAATAATAAAAAATTACTTTATGCTCTAAAAGGTTCTATTTTAGATGCTAATAAATGCATGACTTATGATGATGCTATTAAATATATTATATCAAATGTTATTTATACACCTTTAAATGTAGATAAAGAAACAGGTTCAAAAAAAAAATATGACTTTGCTTTAGAAGTTATTAATAATGATATATTTCCACATTGTAAAACCCTAGAACAAAAAATTTATATGTTAGGATATATGACTAATACTTTATTAGAAACATCATTTGGTAATAAACCAACAGGTGATAGAGATTCTTATTTAAATAAACGTATCGATTTAACAGGTGTATTATTAAATAATTTATTACGGAATTATTTAAATAAATTAGTTAAAGATATGCAAAAACAAGTTATTCGTGAAATTAATAATGGTTCTTGGAAATCTAATGAAAATTATGAAAATATTATTAATAATACAAATATTTATAAAATTATTAAATCAACAACTATTGAAAATGGTATTAAAAGAGCGTTAGCAACTGGTGATTTTGGAATTAAACAAATTAATACAAATAAAGTTGGTGTAGCGCAAGTTCTAAACCGTTTAACATATATTTCTAGTATCAGTCATTTAAGACGAATTAGTACTCCAATTGATAAAAGTGGAAAATTAGTTCCTCCTAGAAAATTACACAATACATCTTGGGGATTTTTATGTCCTGCCGAAACACCAGAAGGTGGTTCAGTTGGTATTGTAAAAAATTTAGCAGCATTAACTCATATTACTATTCCATCAGAAAGTTCTGGAATATATAATTATCTTGAAAATAAAATTATTCATTTTAATAAAATAGATACTGAAAAAAAATCATCATATGTCAAAATATTTATAAATGGTTGTTGGATTGGTTTTGTAGATAATCCAATTGAAATATTTAATGATTTAAAAAATAAAAAATATTCAGGTATTATTAATATATATACATCAATTATATTTGATTATCAATTAAAAGAAATAAAAATTTGTAATGATGGCGGTCGTTTAACTCGTCCAGTTTTAAAAATAAAAAATAATAAATTTATTGATGATTTTATTAATAATAAGATTTTTATTAATAGATTAAATATTAATGAATATAATTGGGAAGATTTATTATATAATGGAAAAATAGATAATTCTATTATTGAATATATTGATTCATATGAACAAAATAATTCAATGATTGCTATGAATATGCAATCAATTATTCAACTAAATAACACTAATTATAATAATGATAACAATAATTCTAATCATATTATTTATAAATATACCCACTGTGAAATTCATCCAAGTACTATTTTTGGTATTCTAGCATCTTGTATTCCTTTTCCTGAAAATAATCAAGCACCTCGTAATACATATCAAAGCGCCATGGGAAAACAAGCGATTGGTATGTATGTTACTAATTATGACAATCGAATGGATAAAACTGCATACATTTTATCATATCCTATGCGCCCTCTTGTAGAAACACGTTTAATGAATATTATTCGTTTGGATAAAATTCCATCTGGCGAACAAGTAATTGTTGCTATTGCAAGTCATACAGGATATAACCAAGAAGATAGTATATTATTTAATAAAGGTTCAATAGATAGAGGATTATTTTTAGCAACAATTTATCACACAGAAAAAGACGAAGATAAAAATTTATATGGTAATGAAGAAATTCGTTGTAAACCAGATACTAAAAAAACAAAAAATTTAAAATTTGCTAATTATAATAAAATTAATAAAAATGGTATTATGCCCGAAAATACATTAGTAGAAGATAAAGATATCATTATTTCAAAAGTTTTACCAATTAAAGAAAATAAAAATGACTTTACAAAAGATATAAAATATACTGATGATAGCACTATTTATAGAACTAATGAAGAAACATATATTGATAAAAATATAATTGATACTAATGGCGATGGTTATAATTTCTGTAAAGTTAGACTTCGTGCTATGAGAAAACCTAATATTGGTGATAAATTTTCCAGTCGGCATGGACAAAAGGGAACAATCGGTAATATTATTCCAGAAGAAGATATGCCATTTACTGCTGATGGTTTAAAACCTGATATTATTATTAATCCTCATGCTATTCCAAGCAGAATGACTATTGCTCAATTAAAAGAAACACTTTTAGGTAAAGTTTTACTTCAACTTGGACTATTTGGCGATGGAACTAGTTTTGGTGATTTAAAAATTGAAGATATTGCAAAAAAATTACAAAATGTTGGTTATGAATCTAATGGTAATGAAATTTTATATAATGGCTTAACAGGCGAACAATTTAACAGCACTATATTTATTGGTCCAGCATTTTATCAACGATTAAAACATATGGTTAATGATAAACAACATAGTAGAAGTATTGGTCCTATGGTTAACTTAACAAGACAACCAGCAGAAGGAAGAGCAAGAGATGGCGGATTACGCTTTGGAGAAATGGAAAGAGATTGTATGGTATCTCATGGTGCATCTAGATTCACAAAAGGTCGCGTTTATGATGCATCCGATGCTTATGGATTATATATTTGTGGTAAATGTGGTTTAACTGCAAGTTTTAATAATGTAGATCATATTCATATTTGTAATAATTGTGAAAATAGAACAGATTTTAAATATGTAGAAATTCCTTATTCATGTAAATTATTATTTCAAGAATTAGTTACTATGAATATTGCTCCTAGAATTATTACCGAATAAACTTATTTAGTATAAAAATAATAATTAATATTATATATTTTTTTTTAATAAAATAATATATTATATTAATAATATGTCTTTTGAACAAAAAAATTTAGGTGGTGCGACAAAAGGACATCAAGCAAAACAATTTGGATATATGGATTCTGGTGGTGAACGCTCCGCTAATAGAAGATATTTAGCAAAATCTTTCGGTAATTTATATAATACTGGTTTAGGTTCATCACCTGCTTTATATAATAAAAATGTTTTAGGACCATTTAGAACTGCTTTCAGTGCTGGTGACGTTGTTACAAAAAATATTGAAACAACTAATCCAAAATATGGTAGAGAATCTAGTCAAGTTAATGGAAATAATTTATCTAGAATTAAAGGACAAGCTGACGGAACTTATCAAAATGGAAATGCTATGTATTCGGGTAATTCAAAATTTGTTTATGAAGGTTCAGATTATACAAGATATAAAAAATTAGCGGCTATGAATAAAACTTATAATGATAATTCACATGGTGGTAATGGTTCAACTGGAAAAGGTAGCTTTGGATGGCAACAACATGCTATTAGAGCAGTTAGAAGATAATTAATTATTATATGAATATAAATATAATTTTTTGTTTTTTTTATATATTGAATAATATATAAAAAATGCCTGTTGATAATTTAGAAAAAAAATCTAAAAAAAAATCTAAAAAAACACAAAATGATGTTCCAAAAGAAGAACCAAAAGTTGAAGAACCTGTTTTAGAAACAGTTTTAGAAGTTACAGAAGAATCAATCCCTGAACCAGAACCAGTCCCTGAACCTGTTACACAAGAATCAGTCCCTGAACCTGTTACAGAAGAACCAATCCCTGAACCAGAGCCAGAGCCAGAGCCAGAGCCTATTGTTGAAGAACCTGTTACACAAGAACCAGTCCCTGAACCTGTACCAGAGCCAGAGCCAGAGCCAGAGCCTGAACCTGTTACACAAGAACCAGAACAAGAACCAGAGCCAGTCCCTGAACCAGAGCCAGTCCCTGAACCAGAGCCAGAGCCAGAGCCAGAGCCAGAGCCAGAGCCTGAACC